ACACGATTTTCTGATTTGTGAACATCAAACTCTCCACCAGGATATCTTGCCTTAAGTTTATCTACATTCATTTCTATTACCTCATCAAATGTAGTATCAAGTGCCATACATGCCTGAGCAAGATACCAACAGATATCTCCAAGTTCTCTCTTCATATGAAAGATATTCTCTTCATTATATGGTTTACCCTGAAGGATAATCTTCTTAACTACCTCAGTAAACTCACCTGACTCTGCAGTTAATCCAAGAGCAGCAGTTAATAACTGAGGGATATTACAATCATCCTCCAGTTCTATGTTATTCATTCTACTGACTAGTGATGCATAGTGAAGACTTTCATTACTAGTAACACCCTCAACAAACTCAAGGTATTTTTCTGTGTCAACTGCCATTAGAAATTAAACCCCTCAAATGATTTTTTTACTTTTTCTTCCTTAGCATTATAATCCTCTGCCTTTCCATTGTCAACTATATCTACTTGTGCAGATTGCTCACAATCATATAATCTCATCTTTGCTCTATCAATACCTATCACAAAACGTTTTCTGATTGTAGGATCATTATATCTATTCTTCAACTGCTTAACCATTATCTGATTCATACCTTCCAACTCCTCAGTAGATATGAGAGCGAACATAAGATCAGCAGTAGCAGGAAGTCCGAAGGACTCTGACGTGTCAGTAAGCTCAACATCACTACTCCCATAACCACTACGAGTAGTTTGAGTAGCACTAACAATCGGTAAGTTAGCTTCGACAGCCAACCCTCTAAGTTCCTCTGCAATCGCCTTAATATAGGAATACGAATTAACATTGCCATTTGCTCTGTATCTTGAAGATGCACATATGTTTAAGTAATCAATGAATATTATATCAGGTCTGAATGATTTCTTCAATGCTAACTCATTTAAGAGCGATTTAAAATGTCCACAATGAGCAGATGCAGTAGGGTATTCTTTTATAATTAATGTTCCTTGTGTTTTCTTTGCAAGAGCCTCAACCTTAGTATCAAACATAGGTTTAGGCAAGTCTGTTATGTCTTGTATTGCGACATTAAGTAAATTAGCATCGATCCTCTCCGCAATCTTTTCCTCTGCCATTTCGAGAGTGATGTAGAGGACGTTCTTGTTCTGGAGTAAAGCTGAGCTTGCCACATGACACATGAATAAAGACTTTCCAACACCTGTGCCAGCAAGAGCAATGTTGAGAGTTTTATTCGGAAGACCTCCTTTCGTAATTTTGTCAAAGTATTCGAGGTCGAACGGTATCTTGTCTTCCTTCCTGTGATACGATTCATATCTTTCTTCATAGTCTGTTAAGTAATCATGTCCTACATTAGAATCGAAAGACACAGCCAAAGCATCACTGAGAATAGTAGGAATAGCATCCCTTCCTTTAGTGTCATCCTTTCCATCTGCTAGTTGTATAGATTCCATCAGTGCCAAATATATAGCACGATCTCTACACCATTTCTCAGTGGTGTTAACTAACCAATCTAATTCTGAGGGAGACTCTTCTAAAGATAAGATAAGATCTGTAATCTCTTTAAAAGAAGAATCATTTATATCTTGACGTTTTTCAGTCTCAATACATAGAACTTCTTTAGTAGTAGGTGTGTTGTATTCTTCAACAAAATTTAAAATCTCTTCAAATACAACCTTTTGATTAAAGTCCTCAAAGTAGTCTGCCTTAATAAAAGGAATTACTTTACGGACATACTCCTCATTATATAAAAGGTTTCTAAGAATTAGAAACTCAACCTTCTCCATAACTGAATTCCTTTTGTGCTATTTCATCGAGAGCTTGCATTACCTCATCGGTAAAGTAAACCTCTGGTGAGGCAAGAATCTGTTTTGCATATAACTTTTTACCAGCAATTTCGTATCTTCCTGCGACATTCTTCCATAGTCCTCCAATCTCACCGAGTTCCAATAGACCATAATAACGGTCAAGACCACGATCATCATAGTAAAGACGTATCTCAACAGTTTTATTCTCCTTACTTAAACGTGACTTGTGAGTCTTCGCTTTGATAATGTTTCCGATGACTTCTTTTCCATCTTTCTCTTTTTTCTTGCTGAGATATATGATTGTACTCGCTGCATATTTGAGTCCCGAACCCCCTCCCATTTCTTTAGTTGGGACGTAAGCTCCAATGACATCATACGTATGATTTGTGACAATGAGTGGGACATTCGCTTGACCAAGTTTAAGTGTTAACATTCTGAATGCACCCTTGACCAACTGTGATTTAGTCATGTCACGAACTTGTTTATCGTTCAGTGCATCTGTGATTTCTTTTTCAGTAGAAAGCATTCCAAGGGAGTCTAACACAAACATACAAGGCTTACGCTCTTCTGTGTCCTTTTTAAGATATATGTCTATTGCTTTAAGTGCTTTAGACCTAAACTCCTCAATAGTAACTACGTTTATAACTACTACTCTATTTAGATCTATACCCCTAGATTCCAATAAGGGTTTATTAACTGCGGCTTCTGTATCAAAATATAAGCAATACCCATCAGGATTAGAGTCAAGAAAATTTTTAACAACTGCGAGAGAGAAGAAAGTTTTTCCAGTGCTAGATTCACCAGCAATAGCAGTAATCTTGTTCCCAGATACCCCACCATATATGCTACCTGATACAAGTCCATTAAAAATGTACGAACCTGTATCCACATATCTTTCAGTCGAGTCAATATCGGATGCGAGTTGGGTGAAGTCATCTCCAATCTCCTTTACAATATCTTTCAAAAAATCCATTAAGTAGTCCTCTGTTTTAGTGCTCTGTCCTCTTTTACTCCTTTTAGAAGATGATAAAGTCTTGCATCACCACCCAAAGAAAGTGCGTTAACAATAATTGCTAAATCTTTATCGTTGATAGGTAATTCCATTAGGAGAAGAAAAGTTCTAGGTTTACAGTTTTCTCTACATTCCAACCAATTACATCAAGAATAATTTTCAAAGGTTCAAGAAAAGATTTCTCAAATTGTAGATCATAATCGATGTATTTGTCAAGACCAATCTCCACAGGAAAATCCTGAATAAACGAAATAATATTCTCATGAATAATATTAGGTTTTTTCAGGTAGCAAAATTTAATTTTTTCGCCATTCTGAATGAGAGAATACTTATTGTCTAACTTATGTTGCTTGACATAATGGTTATACAATAATGCACCACGTATATGTATGGGAGTTCCTTTTGCATAGATTGTAGAATGTGCTTGATACTTGACAACATTAGTTGCTGATCTAGGAAAAGCAATATCTTCTGGAGGAAGTTTCTTAAACTCCTTCCTAGACTTATCAATAAAGTCAATTACTTCTTCTTCTGTACCATTCATCATGATCTTAAGAGCATCCTTAATCATAGTACGACAAGGTGCTGGTGTAGAGGATTTAACTGCCTCAATACCCATCATCTTGAGTTTGGGTTCTTCATATCGAACACCTTCACTATCCCATACATTAAGGATATATCGCTTCTTAGCAGTCCATATGCCCCTCTCTGCGATGTTCTCTCGCTTCATCTGCATCTTTTGGTCATAAGCACTTACGTAATCGGCCAACGCTTGGTAAGAACTCTCAATAAAAGGCTCAAATTCATTTTCACACACCTTGTTAAGGAACCCAACAACGCCCTCATTAGTTTTCTCTCTTCCCTCGTATACACGGTCAACCAAAGGACCAAGATTAAGGTAGATGGAATCAGTATCCGAAGCAATAACATAATCAACACCTTCTGTTTTTAAGATCTTATTGACCTTTGCGTTCATTTTATTCTCTATCCAACGTATGGATACTTGGCCAGACAAAGTAATGGCTTCTGCATTAGCAAGTTTGTAATAACGGAAGTACTGATTGCCGATAGCACCATAAGCACTATTAAGGGCAATCTTCTTAGCCATCTGGATATTGTTACACCTAGCAATCTCTTTGGTAAGTGCGACTGACGGATTGTTTTCATACTCTTGTTTTGCCTCAAGCATCTTCTTCTTAAACACCACTCTATCACCATACATCTTATCCATCAACTCTGGTAGGAATCCACGCACATCCTTTCTATACTGTGCTCCATTAGCACACGTTGCATACTCAGGATTAAAGTCTGTTACCTCCTCATTTAGAATCCGTTCAACGCTCGAGCTGGGATGTCGAGTCTCCCTGAGGGTCTCTGGGGAGATGTTGTACTGCATAATAAGATGAGGATACAGGCTATTGAGGTCAAAACTAACCACCCAATCATACTTTCCTGGAATCGGTTCTTTGACATAGGCTCCTGCGTATTTTTCATCCTTTTTAGATCCTTTTCTAGGTGGGACAACAATGTTCTTTTCACGTAGGTAATTATAAATGATGGTATCCCACATGCGAACCTGTGAGTACACATCCTCAAAGTTTACCTTCGCATCATAAGACATAGTGATTGCTAGTTCTAGCAACTTCATCTTATCTTCAAGACGGTCAATTAGTTCAACGTCTTGGATGTTATATTCCATGAACTTCTGCCAGTCAGAGGTATAGAAGTCCTTGAAGTTTTCGTATTCAGAGTGATCAACTTTTCGCTGACCAAGTTCGACGAAAGCGATGTGGTCAAGTCGGTAAGACTCTTGATTTGAATATGTAAACTTACGATATAGATCAAGGTAATCAAGGATATTGACACCAGAGATATCATAAGCATAATTTTTACGTCCTTGAACATAGACTTCCCTCTCATTTGCACGGTTCCATGGTGACAGACTCTTCATCCATTTCTCACCAAGAACTCTATTTACACGTCTAGCAATGTATGGTACGTCATATAGATTCACGTTCCAACCAGTCAAGATATCAGGTGTATTCTCAACCCACCAACCAAGAAAATGTCTAAGCATCTCTTGCTCATTCCAAAAAATGTGAGACTCTACACCTTCTGGTGCTTCAAATTCACGAGTTGCCCAACAATAATACTGCTTAGTCACCATGTCTTTAATGGTGATTGACAACATTTCTTCTGCTGCTTCTTCTACATTAGGGAATCCATTCTCACATTGAACCTCAATGTCCATTGCATAGATCTTCATCTGGTTGATAGTATAATCAACCTCATCAGGAAACTCTTGGGTAATAAACTGATATACAAATCGTTCATACCCATGAACTTTAAACCCCTCAACATTCTGATACTGTTGAATAAACTCCCTTGCTTCTCGTGAGGATTCAAATTTAACTGGGCGAACATTCTCACCCTCTAGAGTTTTATGCTTCTCCTCCTTGTTTGAAGTTACAAATAAGGTAGGACTAAAATGGGCACGAGATTGGACTCTTTGCCCATCCTCGTACCCACGATAGAGAATTGTATTACCTGCAAGTTGAACGTTGGTGTAGAACCTACTCATTCTGTGCGTTGTACTCCTTGGTAATTTCTTCTGATGGATCCACTATAGTCAAAACTGACTCAGATGTCAAGAACAAATCACGTTGTGAAGCAAACGGAGGGAATGGTGTCAATACTCCTTCAGGAGAAATACTAAAACATTTTTCAACTAAGATTGCAGGTTCTTCATCCAACTCACTCACTTGACCGATTAGATGCTCACTCCTGTTTGTCATCAACAGGATCTTCAGATTCGATGCCATTTGTTGCTCCAACTAATTGATTGTATTTTTCGACTACATCATCATGTGTTTCATATGCACTGATAATTTCATCATAACGAACGATAATTTTTTGATCCTTTGCAAGAGGTACATAAGGTTCCATAGTAATTTCAGGATTACTGAGTTTATGAATGTTACCTTCATCATCGTCAGCAGTTATTCCTTCAGAAATCCAAACACTATATGGTTGAATTAACTGATAACCAAGGATCTTTTTATCTTGATCTCCCTCCTGACTAATTTCACGGATGTCGCAGATGACATCTTCACCGTTTCTTGTTCTTACGACCCTTACGCTCATAATCCCTCCGTTCGATTTCGTGTACTGCTTCCTTGATAATATCCTTAAGGATTCTATCTTCGGATATATTTTTTTGTTCTGCGATGGGTCTAACATGCCGCAGAAGTTCTTCAGTATAACCTGAAGGTACCTCTAATGTCAAGAGGTCTGACTCACCACCATAGGTGTTTGGTTTTAAATTTACATAAACATTCATAGTAACCTCAAACAAAAAAGAGACCCATCGGGTCTCTTCTGTTGTATAGTATATAGTTATTTTTTAAGGCTTGTGTTTATCGTTGTTGATAGTTGTTGCTCCAACAGGAGAAAATAACGCATGTTTAACGTAATCTACATAACCTCTAATATTATATGATACGATAGTCCTTCTTGTATCGGTTCTATTAACAGGTGCTTCATGTAGTACAGATGAAGGGAAGATTATCATATCTCCTTCTTTTACCTTTGGTTGGAAGACCTCTACGTCACAATCCCAAGGTTGTCTAAATGGTGAGAAGAACCTAGTAGACTCATGCACCTTTGGATCAAACTCAACATAGATAATTGACGACCATCCAGTAAATCCATGACAGTGTGTCTTATGCTCCACCATATTATAGTATTTTTGGTACCACATTTCAACAAACTCTACTGGATTACCATCCATAAAGCTTTTTAGGTATGGTTTGATCACATCTACTACTGTATGGAAATAACTAGGTAACTCTTTAACCTTTCCATTGATAAAGAAGTCAGTATACAATCCAGTACCATTTGGTTCCAATTGAGAATCATCCTCTGGTGGTAATGCATCAAGTATCTTCTTTTTATTCTCAGACCAATTCTCTATAGGATAATGCACTATAGGAACAGTGAACATCGCATTTACAAATCCTAATTCTTTATCCATAATTTAAACTCAGGTTCCTTTATAGTACCACTATTTACCAATAACGTCAACTCATACAATGTTGTCTAATATTATATCTCACTTCTGGTGGTAAGAGTACTGGATTCTCACACAAAAATGTATTTGCTGAATATCGTACACCAGATGTTATTTCTTCTACTTCATGTACCCAAAAGAAATCTGCTGGCCAAATCATTACATCACCTAAACCCAACTCGACTTTATGTTTACCTCCCCAAAAGGAAAATGTGCCACCCTCATAGTCAGTATTTAAATTGATAGTACAACTACCATACACACCAGGATCATGATCTATATGGGGATGTATCCAAGCACCTTTATTATATTTCATAATACGATACTTGTGAGGATGCATCATGCTTTCTCTCCTAAGAACATGAAATGCATCAAAGGTATCAGTGTAATCATGATAGTCATTAATCATTTTCTCAATAGTTTCATGTATCAAACAGAAACTAGCACTTTTATATTGAGGAGACTTTACTAAAAATGGTGACCAAATATCTTCACCAGTAAACGCTTGAGGGCAATGTTCTTGTTGAGGTGGGTCTGGACTTGTTTCAAACTCATTAATAATCATATCACACTGATCTCTACTCAAAAAATTTCTTTTGAGATATATGAGATCGGTTAATGTTGGAGCAGTCATTATAAAATTGTTAGTATACTATTTAGATATCCTTTCAACAGCAGCACGAGACTTCTCAAGGATGTCACCTCTGAGTGGTACATAACCTAGCACAGATGCCTTCTCTTGATACTCTGTAGAGAGTAACGTTTTAAAGGTATCCTTCACTGCTTCAGTCTTGTTACCATTACCAGTTTCATAAGCAAGTACCCAAGTAAGGGTAGCAATGGGGTAAGCACCTTCTGCTGAAGG